CCTTTAACAATAAAGGTTATTGGTTTGTGTTGGGCACAAAAGGTGGTTATGGTAAAGCAGCCAGTAAAAAAGAGGCAGAATCTTTAGGTCAAGCAGTAACAGAACAATCTGCACCACAAGCAGTCGAATCTGCCTCACCAGTAAAAACCATATCAAATATTCCAAAAGAAATACCTTTGTTAGAGACACCACCTGAACAAAAAGGTATGTCTTATTCTGATGCGGAAAAGATTAGAGAAACAAAAATAACCGAAATTATCACACAAAAAATTATTGAAAGTGGTTCTGTAGGTTCTTCTATCAAACAAGGCATATCAGAAATAACAAAAGCAAAAGTGATGGGCATCAAAGAAGCATTTGACCCATTAAACATTGCTAAAATATTAACAGGACCTCTTGGTGCAGCCATTTTGGGTCGTGTAATTGGTCGTAACCAAAAAGACATACAACATTTTACTGGCATCAAACCAAGAAACAATAGACTTGCATCAGTCGGTCAGACACGAGGTGGTGATAAGAAGAATGATATTAATAATGCTTTGTACACCAAGATATCAGAAGGCCAAAGACAGAATATTAAAAAAGGTGATAGTGTTTCTAATGTGTTAGCTAAATTATACAACCTAACCAAACAATATCGTGAGCAAGATGTCAAGAGAATGGAATTGGAAAAAGATTTCAAAAAAGAAAAAGCTGCAGCCGAAGAAAGATGGCATGAAGAACTCATTCATGCTATCACAGGTATGAAAGGTAAAGGTAATAAGACAGCAATAGAAGAGGGTCTAAGTGTATTTGATGCAATAGAAAAGTTTATTACTCAATTGTTGGAAGAAGTTGGTGTTTTGAAGTTACTTGGTCGTAGTACAGCTGCCGCAGGTGCAGGTGAAGCTGCTGCGGCTTCGGCTGCAGCTGGTGCTGGTGCTGGTGCAGGAGTAGGCGCTGAAAGTGCTTTACTTTTAGGTGGTGCCGTTGGAACTTCTGCTTTAGTAGGTGCAACAGCAGTATATGGTGCGCTTTTGTCTCCTTGGGTTTATAATGCAAAAGAAAGAAGAAAGATAGAACAAAATCCAAATGCACCAGAGTATAAGGACAATCCTTATGCGATGAAGGTTCGTGGTGAAGTAAAGACTGAAGAAGAAGGTGCAGCCAAGAATAGGCAAAAGGGATTAAAACAATTTGGTCGTGGAGAAATTGCTCAAGCAGTAGATTCTAAAATAGATGATAATGTTCTTAAAGAAGAATATGGTGATGACCGTTCAGGTCTAAAGAAGTGGTTACAAGAACATCCAGACAATCGTTCCATGTATCAGTCATCAGTAAAAACGGAACCTGATACTATTCATAGACTTGGTGTAGAACCATCAACAGCAGGACAAGGCCGAGGCAATGCAAGTGCAATAGATTATGAAAGACGTACTACACCTGATAAGGCATCTTTTGGTGTATTTCCACAAATGAAGAAGGCAGTACCAATGGAATCACAACCTAGTCCATTAGGCCAACGTGTACAAAATGCTATTAAGACAAATAATGAAAACAAGATGGAACAAACTATGACACCTAAAACCACAGTCATTGATAATTCCAAGAACATCAGTAAGACAGGTCGTTCAACTACGGAAAATATAGTTGTGGAAGGTGTACCTGTTCGTAATGATGAATCTACATGGCAAAAATTACAGAAGTCCAATCTAAGACCCATATAAAAAACCCCGCACTAGGCGGGGAAAAACACTTCGGGAAAAGTGAAAATGTTTTATTCTTCAGCTAACTTTGCAAAGTAAGCCAAATCATCGTCTTCTTCAGTAACAAGTTCTGGTTCAGGTTCTGATTTACGTGGCATAGCCTTCAATGTCTCTACTGTGGTTTTAGGTACAAGTACATCACCATTAAGTCCTAGAACTTTCTCTAGGCGTGATTTCAAATCATCATATGACTTGAACTCTTTCTCGGCAGTTAGTTCTTTCAAACCAAACTCTGACTTCCAGATTTCTTCCAACTTAGCATCATCGTTAAGCAATGGTGCAGGTGTTGCAAATTCGGACTTATCATAGTTCTGATAACCAGCAACTTTAGTAATCTTCAACTTGAAGTTAGCACCAGTCCACAAATCAAATGGATTGAATGCAGCCTCATCTTCAAATGTAGGATTCATTACGCCTGTAATCTTTTCAAAAATCTTGGCACCGAACTTGAACAATTTAACTTGCCCTTCATTCTCTGGATGCTTAGGATCAGATACGATATAAACATTGGCGATATAACTCAACTTACGTTTTTGTTTACGCACAACATCTTTGTTGGCTTCGATACCAGAGTTCCACAATTTGTTATTGTGTTCACATACTGGACATTGCTGACTCTTAGTAGTCAAACACTTATCGATTAACCAACCACCAGGACCTTGAAAGCCGTGTTCAAAGATTTTAACCCATGGCAATGAGTCATCACCATCGGCTGCTGATGTAGGCAGAAAACGGATAGTAGCCATGCCGTTACCAGCTTTGTCTACTTCTGGTCGCCAAAAATTGTTGGATTTATCTGAGCCTTCTGACGAGTTGAGTTGCTCAACTTTGGCTTTTAGTTTGTCGAGATTCTTGTTTGAGTCTCTCTTTAGATTTGCGAAATCTACCATGATTTTATTTCCTTTATAAACGGAGTATTACGGATTATTGACGGATTGTCCACATTGTACATAATATAAACATATTTATACACTCAGGAGTGTACTTAAAATGCTGATGGTTGTCAAGGCATCTTTGTGAAGAATACCAGTACCACCAGCCTTATTCCACGCATCGATAACGCCTTCAGTATCATCAATGAGTATAGAATTTTCGTCTGCATATTGTGCCTTCAATGAAGCGCCAGGCACAAAGATTGCAGGATATGTAATGCCATTCTTATCAAGCCATATTTGTTTCTGGCGTGATATGGTGACATTGCTTGAAGGCCTTGCTGTAGATGATAGTATCTCAATAGGCACTTCAATCGTTTTTAAATAGTTTAATAGTTCATCTGCATCAGGCATTTTGTCCAATTCTGCAAATGCGCCTGCATTATAGAATTTATGAAACAGGTCACCAAATCTATGGCGACTTTCGGCTGATGCCGGTGATACATTGAACATCTCTTTGAACTTCTTTTCGAAATCACAAATGACTCCATCCATGTCCAAATAGACTTTTGTAAACTTATGCATGTTCTATTACTATCTCTTTTAAAATGTTTTTAAATTTAACCTTGTCATAGGTAACGAATGGTGCATACTTTTCACATTTTAGCCGCCAATTCGGCCAAATAATATCATCACTTATCTTTCTATTCCACATGGGAAAGAAATGCATTATATCATTCAGTATGACCATCGTTTCAATAGCGATTGAACCAGACATTACTTCACGGAGAAGTTTTGGATGTTGGCCATCATTGACAACCAACATCTGTTCCGGTGCATCATTACCTACAAGACGTATTATATCATTTTCAAACACATATGTCAAGGACTGATTGGTCTTTTGCCACTTTGAATATGCCTTATCGCCTTCTGGTCCTAACATCTCACCAACCCATGTACTGTCTCCGTATATGAAATTAGCCAGAAAAAAGTTCCTGAGTTGTTCCAATGAATACTTACGAGATAGTTTGTAGAACTGGTACTTGGCCTTGTTCTTCATAAAAGAATCTTTGCTCACATTGGTTTTGCCATTGTACTTAAAGAAGTCGTATGAGGATGAGGTAAAGTGTGTCTTCAGAGCATTATATAAGGCAAAGGCATCAAAGCCTGTGTTCTCAGTCATATTGGCAATTTAGAACTTTTCTTTATTAGGTTTGCTGATTGGGCTTCTTCTCTTATTCTAGCCTTGAGGTGTGATGATATAAGTGTTGCAGCCACTTCAACTTCAATACCTGTCTCGTCACAATGTTGAATGATTGCTTCCATACACGGTACACGGTATACGTCAGCAATCTCTTCAATCTTCAGGCTAAATTCACGGATTTCATCTTTAGAAGGCATTATTTTCTACCTAATGCATAGGCCATACAAACTGGTTTTGCATCTGTTTCATAGGCACATTTAACAGCAATAGGGTCTACACCTTTTTGTATTGCAGCCTCAATATTTTTAGACATATTGTTTCTGTCATTGATACTGTACATGAATCCACCAATGATGGATGAACCAGCTAGAATAGTTCCACATACTGCGACTGTTAATAGATTTTTTTCCATTTTAAATGAACTCCTTGTTTCTGTCAATTGAATCTTTTTTCGACCGGTAAAAAATGTGGTTACCAATTTGTTTAACTTTCTCCAACTTTGTCCAACCTGGTTGGACATAAGTGGCGTGATAGTAGGTTGCTCCATCTGTTACGTCTTTCATTATGTCATAATTAACAACCAGATTGGTTGCAAGTTCCAAAATCTCATTATACAGTCTTCTATCATGTATTGTCAAGTCTTTTTCGGTAGTTCTTTCACAATACCAAGAAAATTGACATGTCCCATTGGTCTTTTGTTTAACCACGGAACATATGGTGTCACCATAACCAGACTGGACTCTGTTTACAGTCACAAATGCCACGGCTTTCCAACCATCTACAGGTTCATGTGCCGCTTCAAAGTAGATATTTTCTGCCAAACAAGTGATTTGAACCTTTGTTGGTTCGGCCAATTCACTA